TATTCCATCTTGAAACTGCTAATGCATTAAAGTAATCACTATAATCTATATATGTTGTATCTTGTGAATCTCCTCTAGGAACTTCTCCATCTGCTCCACCTGTTAATAATGTTGATGCTACTTCTGTTAATGTTCCTGTTCCTTCAAAGGTTACAAATGAATTAGCAACTAATTGACTTGCATCTGTTACTATTTGTCCATCTACTAAATATCCATCTGCATAAGTTTGTACATTTACTCTTGAATTATTTCCATCTAATGCTGCTATTACTATTGCTATTTTATTTCCAAATGTTCCAGTGCATTTTGCAGTAACTGTTAAAACTGTTGCCAATGTTGCGCTTGCCTTTGTTCCGTTTTTGTTTAATCTAAATAATTTTAAAACTTGAGCATTTTGTAGAGCTAACTTTGGTAATAATGCGTTTGCATCATCTGCCATAAAACCAATTTTTGCTAATGAATTACCATTGTATAAATCATCAGCTGTAATTTCTATTAATTTATCTTCATCGCCCCATTCAAGTTCCATTGCCATTGTAGCAATTCCTCTAGTTCCAACTTCAATTGTAGAAAGGCTATCTGTTTCAAAATTAATATAAGCTCCAGGTCTTATTTTATTTTGACTTGACCATATTCCTCCTGCCATCTAAATTACCTCCTCATTTAATTCTAATTCTTTAAATTTTTCATCCTCTGGTATATCTGGTGTTGCAAATACTGTAATATTAAAAAAGAATTGCAATACACCGTCATCTTTTGAATATGTTCTATTTTTAGTTTTTGTAGGTAGTTCTAAATCAAGTTCAGTTAATTGTGAACATAATTTTAAACCTACTTCATCTAATTGTTGATTTATATTTGTTACATTACCTAAATCACTTGCTATTCTATATCGTATATTCATTAAATAATCTAATTGTAATCTATTTTTTCCTTTATGTGTAACATCTAAATTAACTTCATTAATAAAAAAATGTGGATATCTTACATTTACAACAGGTTCTTTATATCTAATTACATCTGTTCCAAATAGTTGACCTAATTTTATTGATGTTGCGCTTTTTATTGTTTCTCCTATTATTTCGTATGCCATTATTGTACCTCCCATTTCTTTAAAAATGTTATAAATTCGTTTTGAAATCTTGTAGGCATTGCTCTATCTATTTCGTCCATTGAAATAGTGAACATAAATCCACCATTTACCCAGCCTCCACTTCTAGTTGAATGACCTAATTCTACATAACTTGCATATTCTGCTATATTACCAAGTGTTATTTCTAATGAATTACCTATTTGTTTTACACTATCTATCGTTGCTTGACTTGCGAACGCGCTGTCGTAATTACTAGTAAATTTTCCATCTTCACCTTGTTTAATAACTTTTGCTTCATCTCCAACAGTCCAAGCATTTATCATAAATCCTGTGTCAATTAAATTTAACGCATTTTGACGTTGTTTTGTTCTCCCAATACATCTTTGAGCTTGTTGTAATAAAAAAGTCTTTAACCACTCCTCAAATTCATCTGCCATTTTCTCAAAATTTTTAACATATTTTTCAAATTGAGAATAATCAAATCCATCTCTCATTATTTATCAGTCTCCATTTTCATTTCTGCTGATTTTCTACTTTGCGTTACTGTTGGCTCCCCTATAATACCACTATATGTTTCTAATACTTCTCCATTGTTTGATAACTTATTTGCTATAACATAATCGCCATTTTGCAAATCTACTTCTAATCCACAATGTATTCTAATACCAACTATAATTGGTTGAGTTTCTGCCGTTGCACTATCTGGATTGTCTGAACTTATAAAAGCAATATGACAAGCTACATCTTGATATAATGGTACATTTTGTGGCGTTTCTCCAGTTGTACCATCTGGATTTTGTGTTTCCATTCTTCTATATATAGTCATTTTATCTGTATCAAATGCTTTTACTGCTTCTCCAATAGGCTCAAAATTAATTTTCTGCATTTGTACCACCTACCTTATATAGAAGTTTATATCTATTTATTAGTTTAGTATTATCTTCTAGTTTCTTATTTAATAATAAATCTAGTTTGCTTTGTGTATAACTATTAATGCCAAAATCAACTCTTCTGTCCTGTTCACTCATACTTTGAACAGTTTGATTCTGGTCTGGTTTAGTATCTGCTTCATATAATGTAAACATATCTGATAGCATTTCAACTACTAAATATTTTAACCCTTCAGGAAATTTATTTCTATTTGTTTTTATTGTAATATCATTTACAATTTTATCTATATAAAAAGTTATTATTTCCTCTGGTTGTTCTTTATTTGTTAGTCTAGTACTTCTTAAAATAAAATCGTATGTTTTATTATCTATTATTCTACTGTCCAAAATATCTCATCCTTTCTTAATTAGATGCTCTTCTTCCTCTTCTTGCTGATGTTTTTGTTTCTTCTACTGTTGCTTCTTTATGTTCTTCTGTTTTTGGTTCTTCCATAATTTCTTCTGCTACTTCTGCTTCATTTACAACTTCTTCTTTTTCTTCTTGTTTTTGTATATTTTCTGGTTTCATTTCTTCAAGTTGTTTTAATCTTCTCATTCTGTTAAAAGCTGTTAAACTCATTTTATTTCCTCCTTTTTATAAAAATAACCATTGACAATTAGAATATAATTGTCTAATTATCAATGGTTTTCGGTAAATTAATGATAGACTATGCTATTTTATGTTTTAATGCAACTATACCAATATTTTTGTCTTCATATACTCTTACCCAGTTTGTTCCAGTTGCAAGTTCTGCATTAGATGGTGTAACTCCTTGTGGTTGTCCAACCCATTTAACTCCGAATGGATGTAATACTAATGCACGTCTGTTGATTAATATATCTTCTCCAGCTAATGAATCTCTGTCTGTTTCTGTTGATGTTAATGATACTGGTGTTCCTTCTCCTCTACCAATTGCACCTTTTGCGAATAAGTATGTTGTATATACTTTATAATCTTCCTCATAATAACTTGAAGTTGATGGATTTCCTGTTGGTGTTGCAACTGGTGTATAAACTCCATTGCTCAAAGTATAATATGTTTTTCCTGCTACTACAGATGTGTCTGTAGATGCTTTATAAACTTGGCTAACAGGCATTCCATCATCTACTACTATTTGATATCCTAAATATGTAGCAAATGCAATTTTTCCATCTGAAGTAGTTGTATATTGGATTAAGTTTTGTTTTTGTAATTCTGTAAATACTGCTGAATGCATCATTATTGCTTGTAATTGGTCTGCGCTATCTCCTAATAGTTGTTTAGCATCTAATACTATATTTCCTGAAATTACTTGTGTAGAAGCATCTTTAACGTGATTTGCCATTGATGCTGCTGCAAATACACCTGTTAATACTGAAACAAGTATTTTTTGTTCTTGTCTTGACCAATAATCTGCAACTCTGTCTCCAATAGCTGCCATTGGGTCGTCTCCAGCTAATGCTCCAGCTAATTCGTTAGCTCCCCAAGCTTTACCTCTTAATAGTAATGCTGCAATGTCTTTGTCAGCATTGATTTTTCCAGGTGTTAATGGAGTTTGGTCTGATAAAACCTCATCATCTCCTGATAAATCTTTCCAATATGGCATATTCATTGTTATACCACCAGCTGTTACTAATTCATTTAATTTTGCATTAGCAATAGCGATTCCAGATGTTAATATTCTTGATTTTTCAGCTGTTTTTTCAATAACATATGGTGTAAATATTTCTGGAACTATAACATCACTGATTTTTGTTACTGTTTGCATATAAATTCACTCCTTCTAAAAAATTAAAATTTAAGAGTAACTCCTGCGTCTGCTGCTAATTTTTTAGCAAGTTCAGGGTTAGTCTTTATTAATTGACCCTGTTTAGTAAGATTTATTTGACCAGCTTTAAAAGGATTTTCTTGATTATCTATAACAACTTTAGATGGTTGTTGAATTGGTTGTCCTTTTGGCATATTTGGATTTGTTTCAGGATTTGCAGGATTATGATTTGTTGCTTCAGGAGTTATCATCGCCATTACCTCCTTGATAGCGTCTTCTATTGTGTTATCTTCAGTTTTCAATCCTTTTGCCATTTTGACTATTTTTTCAACATCATCTTCGTTCTTACCAGTTAATTCAATTAATGCCTTTATTATATAGTCTTTCTCTTCTAAATCTTGTGTCAATTTTAAGTTATCAGCTTGAAGTTCTTCCATTACTTGGTTTTTCTTTTCTTCATCTGATAAACTGTTTTGATAAGCTTCTTTAAAAGCAATTAACTTATCTTCCTCATCATCTTTTAGACCTAATTGAGCTAAAAGTTTTCTTCTTGTTTCCCTTTCAGCTGTTCCTCTGGCTTTTGCCATAGCGTCGTCTAAATTCTTTTGAGTAAATGTTTTGCCCTCATTGTTATTTACAGGTGGTACTTGAGGTTGAGTTTCACCATTATTGCCCTCATTATTTTGAGGTATTTGTTCTGCCCCATTGTTTGGGTTTGCATCAAGATTTCCATCTTGATTAATATCTGTTGGCATATTATTGGCCTCCTTTTATTAGTTTATAATATATTATATACAATAATTGTTAAATTATTTACTAAAAATTAATATTTTTATACATCTTTAATAATTTTTTAATAAGTTTTGAACTCTTGTCAATTGGGTTAACAATACATCCTCTGTAAATGGAATTTTCAGGCATTGACCAGTTATTATCATGATTACATCTTACTATATTAGCAAATATAAAACTTTCGTAACCACTTTCAGATGTTAATATACAATCATTATCAAATATATCTTCTACTATTGCTACATGACCTACACCATCTCTACCATGTAATGTTTTTCCTGCTTGCCATACCATTATTCCTCCAATAGTAGGTTTCTGTGATATGTCTAAACCAAACATCATAGCATCTTCTATAAAGTTTTCTGCGTTTCTAGTAAATTGATATTTAATACCTTTTGTTCCTTGTATTTCTGCAAATCTACCATTTGCATATCCTACACAGTTTGCTAATACATCACAATCTCTATCAAGAGGATTTCCTAATACTGCATCATTCCATCCTCCTGATTGTAATCTTGTATAATATTTATTTCCTCTTTCTGGTTTTGTTAGTCTTTTCTTAAACATATATTTCACCTCCTGTATATACTATTTTGATAAATATATGTTCCATCTTTATTCTTTTTTAATGCGTTTTTCCATTCTTCATAATCTACATCATCTTCTATTTTATGTCTAATACCATTTCTATCTTTTGCATATCTATCAATTTCAGTATCAAATTCATCTGGCTCAAAATATGGAATAGTTGTTGTTCTACAATTTGGATGGAATGGAGGATAATTTACTCCTACTTCTTTTTCTGTAATTTTAAATATCTCGCTATCCATTTCCCTACATATATCACTTGTTCTACTATCTAATGTTGCCAGTATTTGATATCTATCTATTCCTGCTTCTAAATATCCTTGAGCCGTTGCATCATTTAATATTAAATTATATTCAGTTCTTATTAATCTAGCTGCATTATTATAAGCAGTTTTATCTACTCTTTTACTAACTACTTCTTTTGCTACTTTATTTGGATTATAACCTAATATTATTCCTTGAGGTATTTGTTGATTTAATATATTTGTTAAATTAGTTTTTTGCTTCCATAAAACATCACTATAACTTTCAGTCATATAATTTGTTTTAACTGCTTTTTCTATTGCCTTTGTACTCAACATTGCAAAATTATCTGAAAAGCCTAGAAACTTTTGTTGATTAAATATAGTTTCATAATAGCCTTCTTCAAATGTTTGTTTTAACTTATCACCTAAACTAATATTTACATCATTATATAACTTTTCTATTTCAAAATCTATTTTTGTTTGTAATTCATCTAATCTAGATATTCTAGATTTTGCTCTTAATATTTTTATTTTTTGTGAAAAGTCTTTATCCATTTTATGTTCTTTTACATAATCTGCTATATCTTTTATACTTTCTTTAAATGATTTTAACTCATCTCTATTTAATAATTTTTTCAAATCAGTCATAGTATAGTTATTATCTACTGCAAATTTACCATAAAATTGATTTATTTGGTCTTCTATTGCTCTTGATGCCTTATGATATTGCTTTTTTAGGTCTTCTGCATACTGTAATATGTCTTTTTCCCCATTTAAGAACATAGATTCGCTTCTACTACGCCAATATTCTACTTGTTTTGCATTAGGATTAATTTTAGCCATATTTCATCTCCTACATATAAAAGTATATTACTTTAAAATAAAAACGGCTTAAAATTGATTCTAATAAGTCGTTTTTACCTTAATTCTATAGATTTTCGTCATTTTCTGGTTTATCTTGTGGTTCATTGTCTAAATCATTGTCATTATCATTTGTTTGTGTTTGTTGTAATAATAATTCATTTTGTTCCATCTCTTTATCCAAATCTTCTTTTCTACGTTTTTCTTCTTTCTCATGATTTTCTACATAAGGGTTCAATTCATCTCTTGTTTCTTGAGATAATTCTGATTGAAGTTTTACAATATTATCTATAATACTTGTTTCATCTATCATCATATCTCTGTCTAGTGTAAATGATACATCTATTTTTTGTAGTTCTTCAAATGTACCTAATCCGCCTTTCCATGATAACCATTTATCAAAGAAATATTTTAAGTTTTCCATCATTACACTAAATTCAGCTTCAAATCCATTTGCCCATTCATTTAAGCTTTCATAAAAAGCTCTCATTGCTGCTCCTGATGGATTTGTACCTAATTGAATTGTAGTTAAATCTACTGTACTAGTATTATCTTGAATTTCTTTTCCTATTAATTCTAATTCTTGTGCTATTGCAGTTACATTTGCGTCTACTTTTATAAAATATGCTTTTCCACCTTTATCTACTGTCATTATTCTAGATTGTTGAACTAATTTTCTAGCTCTTTCCATTTCTCCCATTTCTGGAGCGATATCTTCTACTACTAAAACAGCATCAATATCATCTAATAAACTATCTATTGATTTTGATTTTAATAAATCATAAGCATCTACATCACTTTTGCATTCGTTTAATAATGGTAATTCATCATCATTTCCTTTAAAGAATATGAATGGTACTCTTTCCCAACTAATTCCATTTCCTTTACTGTCTTGCATGTGTGTTTCTCTAATTACTTCTGGTCTTTCTAGTTCATCACTTAATTCATATTCTGTTCCAGGGTCTGCTTCTAAATCTCCACTACCTTCTCCCATACCATAGTCTATATATTTTTCTACTATTTCTCTATCCCAAAATTCAACCTTTTGTATTTCTCCTGGTGTTGTATTGTTATATTCTGTTACTGAATAATCTCTAACAACAGCATCCAAATCTGTATGAGCTATATCTGCCCATGCTGGATAAATTGTTTCTGATACCATATCTACTATATCTAATTCACCTTTTTCATTTATCCATGGATATATCCAACCAATACCTTTATTTATAGCAGATTTACCAGTTCTTTTAATAACTTTTCTGTGAGCTTCATTTAAAAAGTTTTCCCATTCTTCTTTATACTTATCATTATCACAACTAATTACAAATGGTTTTGCCAATGCAAAATTAAATTTTTGATTTAATGATTTTCTATATTTTGCTGTTCTACTTTTTATATTTGATAAGGTTTTATTTTGTATAATATTCCCATTCTCATCTTCATAATCTCTTGTTTTCTTTTCTATTTCTGTATTTTGTACTAGACTATACATTTCTGCTTCGTACATATCTTGTATTTTAGGACTATTTCTCCATTCTTGTAAAATATTTCTTGTAATATCTTTATTTACTGTTCCTTTTGCCCCGTATTCTATTTGAGCGTTAATAATATCCATTTGACTTATTTGCATTTACTGTGCCTCCTATATTATTTTAATATGGTCAATTTCAAATTTGTCTTTTAAGAATTTAATTAATTGTTCTTTTAATATTTCTACAGTATATTTATTCATTTCATCATAATATCCTGCAAAAATCAACTCCTTAAATTCGTTCTTTGTCTTTTCATCCATATACATAACTCCTTTCTATCCAAATTTTATTCCTAATCCGCTATCTAATTCTTCTGCTACACTTGTTATATTATCTTCGAAGTCGTCATGTTCGTTTTTACCTTGTCTTTGGTATTCGTTAAAACTAATATATGCATCTTTATATCTAACATTCCAGTCCATTGGAAAATACATATTATTCATTATCCAACTTGCATTACTTAATATTCTAGCTTCCTTGTTTAATGTTTGTGTATAAGGTTTAAATATTGTTCTTGTTCCACCTAGTTCTTTATATCTTTTTTCTACTGCTCTACTCCAACCTCGTCCACCATTATTACTTTCTGCTCTAAACACATAAGGATTATATTTTAATAATATTTTTGCTGCTTGTTCTTCTGTTATTTCCATTGGGTCCTGTGTATAATAAATATCTAATATATATGGTTTATTATCATAACTAACTCCATATACTACCATTGATAAATAATCTTGTCCTTGGTCTGCCGTATCTGCTCTAGCTCTTATGTCTTTAAATCTTATTTTGCCTTCTAAATTATCTACTGTTCTTATATCTGCTGGATTGTATGTTAAATAATGTGGATATAATTTACCTTTAATATCTACTGGTTCTTGGTCATAATTTGCTCTAACTATGTCTTCACCTATTGTTTGTACTAATAAATCATATTGCTCTTTGTTTAATATAGATGGATTTAACATTTTTCCAGTTTCTGGGTCGTATGCTTTTTTAGTTATTAATCTATATTTACGTCCTTGTTCGTCAAACATCTTAATTAATCTTCCTGCCATATCATTAGTTGACCATCTTGTCATTAATATAATTATTTTTCTTTTTCCTTCAAGTCTTGAATATAATGTATCCTGGAACCAATCTTCAAATATTTTTCTTAATATTTCTTTATTATATGCTTCATATTTGTTTTTTATTGTATCATCTAATATAAGAAAATCGCATCCAATACCTGTTGCTCCTGCATTTGGAGCTGTTGCCAAATAATTAGCTTCTTGATTACCTGTTACTCCGCCAGTTATCTATACTTCCACTACCATCTTTAATAGTTACAGTTGGAAATACTTGACTAAATACAATTCTATTTTTATCTGGCAATTCTAATATTTTGTCTCTTACTATTTTGCTACTTCTTCTTGATAACTGTGTGTTATATGAACCTTCCATTATTTTATATTTTGGATTTTTACCTAATAGCCAATTTACTGCGTTATTTACTGTTCTTGTTTTACCATGTCTTGGAGGCATTGTTATTATTAATGCTTCGTTATCATCATTTTCAAATTCCTGTATTCCATCACATATTTCTTTTAAATATGGAGCAGTTTCTTCATTATAAAATTCATCACTATCTACTATTTGACAATAGCTAAATAAATCTTTTGATGCTAATACCATTTTTAATTTATTTATTTGATTTTTTGTTAGTGTTTTTACCATTACTCTTTTCCTTTTTATCATTAAACATTTTATTGAAATTAGCACTCAATGCTTTTGCTTGTTCTTTTGTTAATTTATTCATATAAATCAATCCTCCTGTATGCATAATATACTTCTATCTAAAACATTATAGTAGGTTTGGGTATTTCCCTGTTTATCTGTTATATTAACCTTTATGCAATTATAACCTTTATATAAAGCAAAGCTAGAATCATCTCTAAAAGTAGATTGAACATGACCCATAGTTATTTGTTCATAAAAAGGTTTACCTTTATTATAATTATCTACAAATTGTTCTTTCATCTTCTCTAGTTTGTTGTATTCAACTGCTTTTAATTTAGATTTATCTATAAATGCAGTGGTTACATTATTTGCTTTATTATTAGCATATTTTACTGCAGTACCTTTATCGTTAGTAAAATAAATACCATCACCAAAGTTACCATTACCAATATATGTTTTATCCGAATAATTTAGATTGTCCTTTATTTGTTTTTCTGTTAGTGTTGTTTCGTATTTACCCGTATCAGGATTAAACCCTTCTATATCTTTAACTCCTCTATAAATAGGTGTATTATCTTTTAATTGTTTATTAAATTCTTCTTTATTTAATACAGTAGGTTTATCGTTCATATTTAATTCTCTAACCAACTTTTGATAGTTGCTACTACCGTTTAATCCTTCTTCATATAGTTTACTTGATTGTTGAGAAAATAATTTCGATTCTAACTTATTCAAATCTTCATAACTCATATTTCTGTACTCATCCAATTTTGCATTACCTGAACTAGACTTACTATTTGATTTAGATGATAATTTTGCAACTGATTTACCATGTTTACTAGCGAAATATTTTTGAGCTGCTTCTGAACGAGATTGTCCGTGCCATTATTGGAATATGTGTTCCACCTTTTAAAGTAAACCAACCTTTGATTTCAGCCATTTTATTCTCCTTTCTTACTAATATTTATTAATTCTTTTAACTCATCTGCAGTTAATTTTTCCATTTCTTCTCTTTCTTTATCTTCTTGATTTATTTCTACTTTTGTTATATCGAAACCAAACATTCTATTTAATATTTTAGCTCCTTCATATATACCACGTGTATTTACTGCATTTATTCTTCTTACTTTTCTTAAATCTGACATCTCATCTAATAATTGATTTATGTGTTTTTGTACTCTTTGTTTATCTACATTTTCTACTGTTAATAAATTTACCCATTCTTTTAATTCCATATCTTTTCTGTCTAAATCTTCTTGATATGCTTTTTCTATTCTTTCCATATCCTGTTGATGCATTTCCATTGCTTTGTTAATTGTTTCCAGTGCTTTTTGTCTAGTCCATTCTACTTTTTTAGCATCTCTGTATCCTAATTGTTTTAATCTATTAATTATGTTTTCATTATCCATTAGAATACTTGCATTATAATCTATTGAATTAATTTTCCAATTTTTTGCCTTTGGATATGCATTAATATATGCTTGTCTTTGAGTTTTACCCATCATTATTTGTTGACAAAATTCTTCTTGCTTTGCAGTTAAATTTCTTTTTTGCATCTTATGTCACCTCTTAATATTCTATATTTAATGTTACTTGTTTGTTATCATCTAATTCTTTATCTATGTCTATATATAAATTTTTTATGTCATATTTTCTTACAAATTCAGTTACTACTTTCTTAAATTCTATTAAATCATTTGTCATTTCTTCTAAATGTTCTTCCATCATTAATTTCCTCCTTTTAAATTTGGTAGCGGGAGTTGGATTCGAACCAACGACTTCTAGGTTATGAGCCTAGTGAGATGACCTTCTTCTCTATCCCGCGATGTATGGCTCCCCTTCATAGACTCGAACTACGATTAACAAGGTCAAAGCCTGTTGTCCTACCATTAGACGAAAGGCAATGTTGGCATGTCTTTAAGGATTTGAACCTTAACTAATGGTTTTGGAGACCATTGTGCTACCGTTACACCAAAAACATATAAAAAGCTATTATCTAGGATTTAGCAGGCGGTAATGCGTCATATATTCTAATCGGAACGGGATTTATATTAAAGGTGCCTAGAACTTTAATAACTTATTCTGTTTCTTCTTGATTGTCTAAATTGCTTAAATCTTTCAATGCTTTTGCATCAAAATATGCAGGTGTAACATCTAAACTATAAATATTAGTTTGTTCGTTATAGCTCTTTGGTAGATTTTCTAAAATGCTTATTTGTTCTTCTGTGCAAGGTAAATCTTGAGGTGTTGCAAGTGCATATATTAGTTCTGTATTATTGTTAGATAACCAATTTTGCCAAGCTCCAAGTGTAGCTGCTCCTGTATATCTGAATTTAAGTTTTGTTGATGATGCTCCTATTTGATTAATAGTTACCATAGCATTATAACTTGCCCAAGTATCATTATATGATACTGATTGAAAATGGTCTGTTCTAATCAAAGGTATATCATTATTAGTAGCTGGATATTTAAAAGGAATGTTCATTAAACTATAAGGTGCGCCTCCACCTTCATTAAACCAACTTTCTGTGCCATTTAAAACTCTTCTTGCAATATTATGTCTTTCAAACCAATTACCATTTACTTGTATAAATTCATCTCTAACTGTTCCTATACTTCTCATAGGTTGTTGTACTGGTATTGTATAGGTTTGTTCTTGATGTGGTGTATAAGTTGTGTCTAAATCATTTCTACATATCATTATTACTACATCTTCATCAATTGTTCCAACTGCACTTGAAACTTGCAAAGTTAATCCATCAATTATTGTGTCATTATTTAAAGTGATTGTTGTATCAGTATTTCCTGTGTCTAAAATTGTTGTACTTCCACTCACCAATTTTAAAGTACCAATATTTAATAAACTTGACCTTTGAACATAATATGTTCCTGCAGGTAATATAATTGAGTATCCTGCTTTCCTATAAAAATTAGCATTTCCTGTCGCTGTTCCTTTTAAATTAATTGTCTGTCCATCAAATGTCATTGTTATTCCGTTATGTGTTCTTTCCTGTATCATATTTACATCAAAGTAATTTTTATTTGCTATTTTTTCTGTTATTATTCCAATATTATTTTTAACAATAAAATTATCAACATCTACCTTTCTTATACTAAATCTAACATATTTAGCATTTTCAGGTACATTTATTGTATTTTCTCCAGTTTGTTGCTTAAATGAATTTAAAAATTTTTTGTTTTCATCATACCAACAACTATAAGGAGCACTTCCCACACTGCTTAATCCTTGATAAGTTATAGTCTTATAAACTGTCATATAATTTGAAATAGTCCATACGTTATTATATGCTGCAACACCTTCATTACTTAAATAATAATCATTTACAATATTGTTCTTATCAAATAAATTAATATCATCTCCTGCACTATATATCTCTACTGGACTAGCAGGTGTTGGCGTTCCATCTTGTACACTATTTCCTTTTACATCTAAACTTAATTTTCCTGCTTTAGTTCCATCTAATGTTACTTCTGTTCCTGTACCTGGTACTTTAGGATATTCTTCATATACTGTATCTAATAAAGAAGCTATATTATCTATGTTTTTATCTACGTTGCTTAAATCAACACCTAAATCATCTAATTTGTTGTAAGCATTTCCTATATGTTCTTCTATTGAGGCTGTTCTTGATGCTATACTCATTATTCAACACCTCCTATATCTTTTGATGGCTTTGTAATAACTTTATATTTTTTATTCATTTATATGCCACCTCCGATGTCAAGTTCTTCTAGTATGCTTTCTATATCTCCTATTTTTTCTGTTAATACATTTTCAAGAGTTCCTTTGCCTATAAAAGCATTATTTCCTAAATCATTATATTGCTCATACGTTCTACTTGCTGCATATATTTCTCCATCATTATTTATAGTTATTGCATAATTTGTATTACTTACTTTTATTACTCCACCTTTATTATTTCTTGCATAATCTGTATTCTTTACATAATCATCTAGATTCAAATCTTCTTCTACTTTTTGAGTTGTTTCATCTATTATTTCTTGTTTATCTTCTTCGGTATAATAATCTACACCTTTTTCAGGAACTACTTTTCCTAAATTTATTCTTGCCATTCCTTTACCTCCATTATTAGATTACCATTTACTATTTCCATTGTTATAAATGGTTGATTTATGTAATTTCCTATTACTTGTTCTACATCTTCTAATATTTCTGCTTTATCTTGTTCTGTCCAATAATCTATTCCTTTTTGTGGTGTATATCCATCTTCTATTTCTGCCTCTTCTATTGACCCATCTTTTCTTGTTATTGTTACAGTTGCTACTTGTCCTGTTTTGCTTATTGTTATATCTACATTGTCCATTTCTTCTAATGCTGCATCTACTTTTTCTAATATTTTGTTTACTGCTCCTATTTCTTCATCTGTTATTTCCTCCGATGCGTCTTTATTGTTATTGAAATATAATGATTCTGTTACACTTCTAAAATCTTGTTCTTCATGTGTTAGCCATATATAGAATTGAACTTTATCATATTTGGTTATATTTGTTTTTAATGTGTATGTATTATCATCTTCTATTAAGTCCCATAATATATTATCATTTTCTATTGGTAATAAAAATACTATTTTTTTATTCCAATCTTGATATTTTTCTGGAATTTGAATTTCTAATACTTCTACATCATTTTCATTTTTAGTGCTTGATTGACCTATTATTTCTAATTGTCTGTTTTCATGTACAATGACCTTCATTTACTTCCTCCTTGTCGGTAATCATTCAAGTATAATATATTACTTATTGGATTTTTGAATTTGATTCTTCCTGTTGTTTCATCGCCTACTATATATTCTTTCGTATTATCTACTTCTACTATGTCCATTCCATCTATCGCTACTATTTCACAACCTTGTAAACTATTATTTGTTATTATACCTAGTATGTCTCTTGTTTCACTATTTATAATTACTATATCTTTGTTCATCTGTTACTGTACTTATTGTTGCATCTCCTATTGATGCTACTTCTATTGTTTCCTCTGGTTCATTTATATCTTTTACTAGTTTACAGGTTTTTGCTGCTTGCCTTTTTGTTTCGCCTCTTTTTGCCATTACGAACGCTCTTGCTAAATCATCTATTAATTGATGTCTTACTTCTGCCATAACTTTTCCTTCATATGATTGTTGAGTGAAACTTAATAATCCAAATTTAATATGAAGCAACTCATGCACTAATATTTGCTCGAAATCATAATCTGTTATTCTATCATTTCCAAATTCTTTTTCACTAACTATTTTTATTGTAGCTGTTTTTATTACATCTTCCCAATTTGTTTCACCACAAGCATCATCTAATTCTAAATCCTCAAATCCACAATTATAACTTAATGTTATAACCCAGTCTTGTAATCCTAATCTTTCTTTCCATTCATTAAGTAATTGTTCTACATTTTTATTATTTAAGTCTATCATTAATTTACCCTCCATTTATACTTTTATTAATCTACCTGCTTTTAATTTATCTAATAATCGTTTATTTTGATTAGCTGTTCCTATATATGGTCTTACGTTATTCTTTATTGCTATTTTTCTTCTATATATAAATGAACTGTTTACACCTATTGAATTTAATGCATCTACAAGTGAATTATATCTTGATGAACAAGCTTTATAATATGATACAGTTGGTTTAGCACTTGGTTTTTTAGCTACCAATTCATTTACTTTCTTTTGTACTTCACTATAATTGTATCCAGCTTTTGTTAATCTATCTTTTCTATCTTGTCCATTACCCCATTTTCCTTCTATTACTTCTTTTGCTATTTCATCTACTGATTTTTTAGATGGTTGTACAGGTGTTGATGGTTTAGATGGTATAACTGTATTAGATTTTTTAACAACTATGTCTTTATAGCCATAATTCATATCTAGTCTTCCATTATATCCATTCAATCTTCCTTCTGATGTAAATTGCCATATTGCACAGTTATTAGCATTTTCTCCTGTTGATGGTGTACTGTTTCCTGTTTGCTTTCCGTTCTTAACTGGCCAATGTGCTATCCATTTTGCAAATTTTGTTAACCCTTTTAATTGATTATTAAACCAACTTGAGCTAGCATATACCATTGCATAATATCCAGCTTGTTCAAACATATTTCCTTCTATAGTACATATATCTCTTAATGTTTGATTTGATGGCATACCATTTTTCTTTTTATATCCATCTGCGTCTTCCATATCTATTACAAGGAAATTAGGTTTTACTGAAAATGAATTTGCTAAATTAATAAGATTTTGAGCTTCTTGTTTAGCTCTTTCTGTATTTAAAGCATATGAATAAATATATAATCCATAAGGTTTACCAGCTTCTATACATAATTTTACATTTCTTTCTACTTTTTTATCTTTACTTAATCCTGCATATCCTCTAAATATGAAAAAATCTACTTCTGATGCAAGTTTTTTAATATCTATATCTCCTTGATATGCTGATATATCTGGACCTTTATATGCCATAATTATTCCTCCTCATCACAATAGTTTCTTAATTCTTCTATTTCCATACTTATTCCCCTTCACTTTCACTTAAACTTTGAATTTTTTTGAATAAATCATGTACGACATTTGCTCCTCTGCTTATTAATATTCCTGTTAATACGCTTCCTAATATTGGTATAAATATGTTGAAATTTAAAAGTTGAAATAAATCTATTTGAGTGCCTACTGCTACAATTATGCTTACAATTAATGCGCCTAATCTATTTAAGCTGAATTTACCATTCTCGAAAATCATTCTTAAATTTTCCCATATTGCTTCTGCCAGTAATGCTAAAATAATTATCTGTATCATCATTTTATCTCCTTTCAATAAAAAATAGTTTCTTTATTATATTATATACAATAACAAAGAAACTATTTACATTTTTAGTTAAAAAATTTATATATATTTTCTAAAATATTTTGCTCTTAAATCAATGGGTTCTTGAATTAATACATAAGTTGTTTCCATTTCGTTTTCAAATATTGAGAATTTTGTTTTATCACTATTCATCATTATTCGTACTCT